CGGCGTGCCAGCGCGTGGCGGGGTCGAGCGGACGGCCCTGGGCGTCGCGGATGTCGCCGAGCTGCACCCAGGATGACCCGATCAGCTCGGCGCCCAGCCCGGTGGCGCGCAGGTCGTAGAGCGGATCGAAGGCGGCGTGCGCGGCCGGCGCGGAGCCATCCCCCGGCGCGGAGCCATCCCCCGGCGCGGTCGTACCAGGGTGAACGCCGGGCGCGGCGTCCCGCGGACCAGGGTCCGGCGCCACCTCGCTGCCGCTGATGCCCAGGCCCTGCTCGATCCCGTGCGGAAACGGCGAAGTCCCCAACGTCAGCCGTTCGTAGTGCTCCGACGCGGTCAATCCCACATGGACCAGGGATCCCAGCTCCCCGCCGGCCTTGTCGACTAGCCAGGCGAAGCCGTCCGCGTCCCCGGTCGGGGCGGCCTCGAGGCGCGCGCGCACGGCCGCCGCGCGCGCCTCGCTCACGGCGTCGCGACCGTGGCCGAGGCGTTCGCTGGCGAGCGCCTGGCCGACCTGCTTGCCGTATTCGGCGGTGTTCCAGCCCTGGGCGAAGGACTGGAAGAAACCCTCGGCCAGGCCGAGATGCGCGAAATCCGGGCGCATCATCGCCGCCATGGTCGGATGGCAGGCGGCGATGGCGGCCACCACCGGGCTGGTGGTGCGGAAGCGCTCGGGATCGAAACCGGCCTGGCGGGTGGCGGCCTCGATGTCGTCGAGGCCGCTGTCGACCGCGGCGAAGGGCAGCCCGGTCACGCGCGCCTGCTGGTAGATGCGCGCGGCGCGCTCGTCCGACACCTGCCGGCCCAGCCCCAGGGACAGGGCGAGGCCGAGGCCCCGCCCGCGGGACACGTCCTCGAGATCGGCGCGCACCCGCGCGGGATCCCCGGCGATGCCGTAGATCCGCATGTAGGTGTCGACGTCGCCGCGGTTGAGCGCCGCCAACGCACGGTCCTCCTCATCCGCGGTCAGGGGCGCCGGGCCGCCGGGGGTGCCGCCGGCGAGCGGATCGGCATCGCCGGCCGGGGCGAACGCCGCCGACGGGGGCGTCGCGGGCGCGGGCGCCGCCACGCCCGGACCGCCGTCCGCCGACGGTCCAGGGCCGGGAACGGCCACCGGCATCGGAGCCGGCGTCGGCACCGGCGCAGGCGCGGGCACCGGAGCGGGAACGGGCGCCGGAGCCGGAGCCGGCGCGGGATCGGACGATCCGCCCGGAATGACGGGGCCGTCGCTCATCGCGGCACCGTGGGCGGGCGCGTGCCGTTGCTCAGCCCGTAGGCCCGCGCCTGCTGCGCCGTCACCTCGCCCAGGCCGGGCCGGGCGAGGCCGACGCGCCGCTCCATCGCGCTGCGGACGGGCGGATCCAATGCCTGCCTGGCCTCGTCGGTCAAGGTGGCGTAGGGGACGACGTGGCCACGCTCGATGCTGTCGTGGGAGCGGTGCTCCGGGTCCGGGTCCCGGTCGAAATCGGGCAGGAGCGACAGGACCCCCGGCAAAGTGTTCAGTCCCCTCGCCACCGCATTCGCCGCCTTGCCGAACGAAAACGGCGGATCCGGCACGAACACCGTGCTGGTGATCGCGGCGTCGATGGCCTTCTGCCGTTGCGGATCGCTGAGCGGACCGGCCTGTTGTCCCTGGAGGTTCTTCAGCGCGCCATCGACGGTCACCGCGAAACGCCCGAGCGCCGCGGGATCATGGATGCCCATGCGCTCCGCCGCGGTGATCAGTTCCTGCTGGCTGAGCCCCGGAGCCGAAACCGACGCGCGCGCCGGAACGTCCACCCCCGCCGGGGCGGGCTGCATCCCCGCCTGCACCCGCGCGAGCATCTCCAGACCCATCTGGTAATGGGCGTCGTCGAACAACGCGCGGTAGCGGGCATCGTACTGGCTGCTGGTGAGGTCGCGCACCGATGCCGGATTTTTGGCGGCGCCGAGCAGGAAAGCGCCGAAGGCGACGTCGTCGTTGCGCACCGGCCGGGGATCGTTGAGGCGCTGTTCCTGGTCGCGCAGGGCCTGCTGCATGTCGGTGGGCAGGCTGGCCATGTCCGCGGCCATCGCGGGCGTGATCGCCTTCGCGGCGACGATCGCCTGCGACAGCGCGGTGTAGCGCTGGCCGTCCTGGTCGTTCTGGATCTGCAGGCGGTCGCGCAGCCGGCCCAGGCCGATGGTGGCCACCTGCTGGCGCAGGTCATCGTCGGCCTGCAAGCGCGGATCCGCGGCCACGCGGGCGTTGAAGCGGTCGATGTCCGCCGGGGTCACGCGGGCGGCGTCGCCACCCGCTGGCGCCGGCGCCGGGGTCGGCGGGGCGAGCAATCCGTCGGCGATCACGCCCGCGGTCTGCCGCCGCACCGCCCCCTCCACCGCGCGCGCCATCCCCGCGCGCGCGTCCGGCAGCATGGTGTCGGCGTGGGCCGCGAACCATTCCCGCGCCTGGTCGAGGTGGCCGCCCTGGATCAGCAGGGAGACCACCTGCTGGTCGAACGGCGTGGTGCCCGCGCTGGTCGCGGCGGCGGCGGCGTCGGGGTCGTGGATGCGCGTGGTGACGGTGCCGGCGACGCGGTCGCGTTCGGCCTGGGCGACCTGGATGGCCTGCGGGAGGGTGCCCGGGGTGGCGTGGGCGAGGGCGGCGACGGCGTGCTCGGTGGACAGCAGGATCGACGCCTGCGCCGATTGCGCCTCGGCGTCGGCGGCCTCGCGCACCACGTGGCCGCCGGCGAGGTGGCCGAACTGGAACATGCGCTCGTCGGCGGCGCGCTGGAACTGCTCGCGTTGCGCGGGGTCGTCGAGGTTGCCGGCGAGGTCGTCGCGGGCCGTGGCGAGTTGCTGCTGGGCGTGGGCGTAGGTGGCGGCGGCGGCGACACCGCGCTGGGCGAACACGCCGGTTCGGGGGTTGTAGAGGTGTTCGAGCACCTGCTGGCCGAAGGCGGTGTCTGCGTCCTGCACGCGCTGCGCGTCGACGCGCTGCTTGATGCCCATGCCGATGGCGGCGGCGGCCTGGCCGAGGCGGTCGAGGCCCTGGCTGATGTCGGCGCCGGCCGCGTCCGCGCCGACGCGGACGTCGAGGCCGCCGCCGCCGGGGATCTCCGGGGCGAGGTCGGGGGCGGTGTCCTGGGGGAGGGGGATGGCCGGGGTGCCCATGGCGCGCTCAGTTCTGGATCCGGTAGAAACCGCCGGCCGCGGTGCCGGCGGCGCCGAGCGCGCCGCCGATCAGGGCCTGGGTCCCGGCGCGCGCGGCGAGGTCGCCCTGCATGCGCTCGCCGGCGGCGGCCGAGCCGTAGCCCCATGCCTCCATCAGCGCGTTCAGCCGCGCGGTGGCCTGGTCGCCGAGGCCGAGCCCGGCGGTGCTGGCGGCGACCGCCGCGTTGGTGCCGGCGCCGGCGACGCTGCCATTGGCGGCGGCGGCGGTGGCCTGCCCGGCGAGCAGCTCCCCGGTGCGGCGCGCGACCTGGTTGACCACGAAACGGCCGCGGTTCGCCGCGGCGATGGCCTTGTAGTCGGCGATGCGCGCATTGAAGTCGGCGATCGCGCGGTTGGTGCGCCCGGCGTACCACGCCGCGACGCCGCCACCGACCTCGGCGCCGGCCTGCAACCCGGTGCCGGCGGCGGAGACGGCGCGCGCGGTGGCGAGGTCATCGCCGGGCGCGCGCGGCGCGGGCGCCGCGGCCGGGATGGCGGGCGCCGGCCGCGGCGCCGCCGGCGGCATCGGGCTTTCCGGGTCGCCGTCGGCCACGTTCGCGTCGTCGGCGACCGGCACGACGGGATCCGGGGTGCCGCCGTCCTCATCGTGCCAATCGTGGCTGCCGATGCCGTTGAGGCCGGTGGGGTCGGATGCGGTGGTGCGTCTGGTCATGGGTCATCCCTCCGCGCCGGTATCCAAGCCGCCTTCCGCCACCGGCGCGAATCCGACGCTGGCGGCGATCGACAGCACGCGCGCCGGCAACGGCCGCGCCTGGCGCACGGTGATGGCGCCGCTGCGGTTCCACGCGCCGCCCGGTTCGAGGTCCAGGCAGCCGGTGAACAGCGCGGCGCCGGCGTCGTAGGCCACCGGCGCGGCGGGGTCGGCGATCTCGCCATCCGCCGGGCCGGCCTGGATGCCGGCGGTGGCGTCGACGCGCAGCACGATGCGGCGGACCAGGCGCGGGCGTTCGCTCAGCGACTGCGCCGGCTGGCCGGTCTCGATGTCGAGGGTGGTGAACTCGGCCGCGATCGGCCACCCGGCGACGACGATTTCCGCCGGGGCCGGCAGGGCGATGCGCCCATCCGCGTCGGCCATCAGCGTGGTCCCGGCGTCAAGGTCGGGCGACACCACCGCGCCGTCGGCGAGCACCGCCACCGCGCGGCCGGCCAATTGCGGCGCGACCACCGCGGTCCACGCCCGCGACCACGCCACGGCGGCCGCGCCGCGCAGGCTGGCCGGGACGACCGCGTCGACGGTGCCGGTGAGCACGGTGGACGACACCGCGGCGGCCTGGGTGAAGCGCACCAACGACCCGTCGGCGGCGTGCAGGACGAACACCGTGCCGTTGCCGAGGGCGAAGGCGGCGGTCGGCGCGGAGGCGGTCAGGGTCAGCGTTTCCGTGGGATCCCACGCGCTTCCGCCCGACAGCGCCACGGTGGCGCCGGTGGTGTCGCGGCCGTCGAAACGCGTGCCGCCATCGACGAAGAAGGCGTCCACGGGATCGGCGCCCTGGCGCGGGGCGAGGCGTTCGAGGGTGCGCACCACGCTGCCGGAAATGGTGCGGCGCACGAGCAGATACAGCGTGTCCTGCTGCGACGCGCCGACCGCCTCCGGGACCACGCACACGTCCTCGACCAGCCCGCCCGCGACCACGTGGCGCGACCATCCGGTGATCTGCTGCTCCGGGATGAAGGTCATCGCGAGCAGCACGCCGTCCGAACGCGCCAGCCACAGGGTGCTGAGCGGGACCTCGGCCCACGCCCACGCGGCGATGCCATAGCCATCGAGGAGGTGCTGCGCGTAGAGCGACTGGTTGTCGCCGCGGTAGCCGTTGGTGTAGAGGTCGAAGCGGATCGAACGCACGATGTTGCCGCGCGCCTGCACGTAGATCGCGGTGTTGTCGTACACCACCGGGGCGAGGTTGGCGGCGCCGCCCTGGCAGCCGACGTAGTTCTCCTGATGCACCGCGATGGCGCCGGGCGCGACCCCGGTGGCGCCCCCCTGCACGGAATACACGCCGTTGTCGGTGAACAGCAGCAGCGCGCCGAGGTCGACCAGGTGGCGGATGGGATTCACGCGGTAGCCGTTGACCTGGACGATCACCGCGTCGGACGGCTTCGACGGGAACGAACTGGCGAAGCTGCCGTAATTGCCGGCCTGGGACATCCACACGCACTCGGGCTGGAGGGCGGTCTGCGCGAACACGTAGCGCTGCTGGAAATAGCAGGCGACGGCGGGGTAGTTGCCGGGCGACGCGAACAGCTCCGGGCGGCGCGCGGTGAGCGGGGCGCTCCCCGGAACCCCGGGATGGACGGCGGGGTCGGGATTGACGATGGCGTCCAACGTGGCCATGCGCCCGGCGCCGGGGCCGGGCATCAGGTAGGTGCCGGCGACCAGCGCCAACGCGGTGTCGCTCACCGTGGTCGCGGTGACGGTGGCGATGAGCACGAACAGGCCGCTGGTGGCGGCGCCCACGCTGTCGTCATAGCGGTAGACGTAATAGGCGTAGGCCCCCGCCACCGCCGACCACGCGACGGTGACCGCGTGCGCGCCATCCACGCCGCCGACGCTGGCGGTCGCGGGCACGGCCTGGCCGGCGCTCTGCCCCGCCGCCGTCCATGCCGAAACCAGGTAGCGGCTGGCGGGCAGGGCGGGGTTCCCGCCGGTGGCGGTGAGGCCGGCGGGCGCGGGGATCAGCGCCGCCGCCGGCTGGTTGTCGACGCTGGCGACGAAGCCGTAGATGTCCGATCCCGCGGCGGTCTGGCGGTAGATGTTGTAGCTGACCGCGGATGGCACCGCATCCCAACTGAGCAGGTTGCCGTAGCCGCCGGCGCCGGTCAGGTAGGGCGGCGCGTTGTAGCAGGCGAACACCGCGCACGGATCGCTCTCGTTCCCGCCGGCGTCGACCGCGGTGACCTGATACTGGTACTGGTAGCTGAACGGGCCGCCGGTGGGATTCGCGCGCACCGCCGCGCCGCCGGTGGGCGCCTGCAGGAAACCGGCGGACGGCGTGGGCAGGGCCCCGTTCGCGGTGATGCCGGTCGCGGTCGCCACCGGGGCGAGCTGCCACACCAGGTCGCCGTAGCGGCGGATCTGCATCGGCGGGTAGGCCGGATCGCAGACGGTCACCACGTCCACCGACTGCGCGACGTTGAGCGCGCGCAGGTCCACGTCGGCCCAGGGCGTGGGGAACTCGACCACCGCGGCGGACAACGGGTACCAGTACGCCGAGGCCGGGCCCGACGGCGACGGCGTGTACGGCGTGCTCCACAGCGCGGTGGGCGCGGCGGATTTCGCGGGGTCGAACGACGCCGGCAGGCTGCCGGCGGGGGCCGACGGATCGACCAGGACGGTCTGGATGATGGTGACCGTGCTGACGGTGGCGCTGGCATGCGCCGATTGCAGGCACACCGCGACGTTGCCCTGGGGATCGTGCAGCGCGATCACCTGGCCATCGAGCCCGGCCAGGGCGGGCGCCGAGGCGGTGAGGGTGTAGGCCGGCCCCCCTCCCGACAGCGCGAGGGTGATGCCGGCGGCGTTCCAGTTCTCGTCCACCGCCCACCACAATGCCCCGCCGTGGTTGACGATCGACCCCGGGCGCCACCACGCCGCCGCCGTCCAGCCCGGCGCGGAGGACGCGTCCACCGGCGCGCTACCCCGCCACACCCGCGCGTAACGGTGGCCGAGTTCGAGCACATAGGTGGTGTCGAGATCGCGCACGCTCGCCACCAGGCGCCACGCCGAACCCACCGCGCGCACGGTGCCGCGATGTTCGGTGCCGGCGCGGTTGGCGAGCGCCCCGCTGCGCTCGACCAGCCAATTGCGGCAGGCGGCGAGGCCGGCCTGCACGCGCGCCACGTCCATGCGGCCGTGGAAGGCGGGCGCGATCTCGCCGCCGGAGAAGTTGCGTTGCGCGAGGGTGGTCATCGCAGGTGGTTCCGGGAGGTGTGCGAGGAGGAAAAATGCATTGGTTCACCACGGCGGCACGGCGACACGACGGAAAACCAGAAGGCGGGAAGACGGGCAGGCGGGTCGAGCGCGCGCCGCCTCAGCGCCGGGCGTGCTGCGGATCGGCTTCCGGCGGCGGGTCGGCGCGGCCCTCGTTGAGGTTGAGCGCGATGGCCGCGGCCAGCGCCGCGCGCGCCTGGGCCTCGGCGGTCTGGCGCAGGTCGCGCGCCAGGGCCAGGGGCATGGCGAGGCAGGCGGCGAGCTGCCACGCCATCGCCACCGCGACCTCGGGCGGATAGACCGACACGTCGGTGACGCGCGCGATGTAGCGCAGGCAGGGCAGGGCGGTGCCGGGGGTCAGGCCCCACCCGCCGACGCCCGCGCCCCACCCGGGCCAGTCATCGCCCGCGCCGCAGGCGCCGCCCGCGCCGACGGCACCGGGCCCGAGATCGGTCAGCACATACCGCACGGTGCCGCCGGCCGCGTCCACCGGCGCCGCGCGCACCGTCCACGGGATGCGCGCGCGCGCGGAAGCGCGCCGCCCGGCCGGCGACAGCAGGTCGAGCGCCTTCAGGCAGTCGGCGGGATAGGCGAAGGCGTAGGTCCAGTCGGGGGCCTGGAACACCGACGGCGGGATGCGCGCGAGGGTGGCGGTGACGGTGGCGAAGGGCCACGGATACGCGCGCAGCACCAGGTCGCGCGCCACCGGCCACCACAGCGCGCATTGCGCCGAGGCCTTGGAGCCGTCGTCGACGCCGCTGACCTGTTGCGTCGAACCGATGTCGGCGAGGGCCATGTTGAAGAGCGCGGCGAGGGCATCCATGCGGGCCTTTCAGGCGGGTGGTGGCCGCGGGCGGCGGTGGGGGTCACGCGCCGAGCGGATTGGATTCCTGCGGCTTCAGCGGCGGCTGCGGCACCAGCGGCGCCTCGGCCTCGTCGTGGACGATCACCCGCGGCGGCGCGAGCTTGCCGTCGCGGTCGGGTTGCGGCCCGGGCGCGGGCACGATCGGCTTGCCCGTCCACTCGTCGTCGAGCTCGCGCGAACCCCACTGCACGCGCTCGGTCTCGCCGCTCATGGCGTTGACCTGCGGCTGGTGTACGCGCACCTGCGCCTCCTGCGCGGTGGCGTCGAGCGGTTGCCAGCGCAGGCTGATGTGCGGGTTGGGCACCGGCCTGCCCTCGGGACCGGGCACGGTGTCGGGGAGTTCGAGGATCGCCTTCGCGCCCGGCTGGCACTGGTGGTAGGCGCCGCGGATGTAGCAGGATTCGGAGATCAGGAAGCGCATGGGGGACCTTTGCGTGGAGGTGGTGGGGCGGGAGGAGCGGGGCAGCGGAACGCGGAACACGTGATTGCACCGGGGATTCCCGGCAGGTGGCGGCCAGGGCGGATCGCTGCCGTCACCCGCCGTCTTGCCATGCCCAACGGGTTTCCGCTCCGCCCGTGCGGGGGGACGGACGACGGCGGCCGCATGGCACCGGGAGAGGGATCAGGCCAACCCATCCCCCGGGCCGGGACTCACGACAGGGGCGGCGCGGGGTTGGTCTGGTAATCCTCGACCAGGCCGGCGGTGACGGTCATGGTCGGGGACGAACCGCCGACCGTGTACTCCATGCGGTAGAAGCGCTTGGGCACGTGGGAGGCGATCGGGATCTCGACATTGCGCGCGGGCACGCTGCCCGCGGTCAGGCTGGGGGTGACCGAGCCGATGGTGATCTTGTTGCTGGTGAAGGCGGCGTCGTCGGCGCCGACCAGCGCCGCGGTCAACGTGGGCGCGGTCCCGCCCGGCGCGACGCCGCAGAAGCTGAGGTAGGCGTGGATGCGCCGCCCGCTGCCGAGGTTGGTCGGGGCCTCGCGGTCGATCACGTTGGCGCTGTTGGCGGTCGCGGTCAGCGCCTGGGCGCTGGAGAATTCGAGCAGGGCGTCGGGGATCATGGCGGGACTCCGGGCAGGGTTGGTGAAAAAAGCCGGGACGGTGCGGCGGTGCGCGCGCCGGCGCGCGTCCGTCCCCGGCGGCGCCGGGGACGGACGGACGGCTACGCCACCACCGATTCGGTGGACAGGATGCCGTCGGTGACGCGGATCGGGATGCCGTAGAAGGTCGGGATGCGCCCGCGCCCGCTGTCGATGAACTCGAGCAGGTTGACGGTGCCCTTCTTCGCCAACTGGCGGTTGAGCATGCCGTAGGTGGCGCGGTTCATGTAGAAGCGGGCCTGCACGGTGTTCTCCTCCCACAGCAGGGCGCGCGCGTTCGACATGCAGTCGGGCAGGTCGGCGCCCTGGCTGATGTCGTTGCGCCAACGGGTGGTGTCGATGTTGCACACCCGCACCACGTAGCGGTAGTCCGCCACCACCAATCCCATCGACCACTTGATCTTGGTGATCCACGAGGCGAAGAAGTTCGCGCCGGAAGCGTCGGGGACCAGGTGCATGCCGAGGTCGCGCTTGACGATGCCGCCGGCGGAATTCTTCGGGTAGATGCCGTGCGCGCTGCGCGGGCCCCACCCGACCAGCCAGATCGAGGTCTGGTTGGCGCCCGCGGCGGAGGCGTCCGCCGGGATGATCTGGCCCGCCGACACCGGCCCGCCCGCGATCTGGTTGAAGCGCGGGGTGAAGCCCTGGAGCCGCTCGGGGGTCTGCGCGGTCGAATAATAGAACAGCGCGTTGACCATCTCGATGTTCATGTTCGCGATCGCCGCGTTGTCCTCGTCCATGCGATACGCGGCCTTGTTCGCGGTGATGTCATCGATGTCGTCGTCGACCGCGTTCTGCACCTCCAGCATGCCGCAGGTCTCGACGTACTGGTCGGTGTGGCTCTTGGTGAAGGGCACGCCCTGGTTCAGCTTGCGCCAGGTCAGCGACGGCAGCGCGGTGCGGATGGTCAGGCGGTGCCCGGTGTCGAGGTTGCCGGCGACCATCGGGATGTCGTCGAGGATCGGATTGACCTTCGACAGCACCTCGATCACGCGCGCCGGCGTGCCGTCGGGATCCTGCTTGCGGATCACGTCGAGCAGGGTGGGGAACTGGGTGGACAGGGTGGCCATGATGATCTCTCCTTTGCCCTGGGTCCTCGCCGGACGGGCGGGCTGCGAACGGTGGGTTGGGAACCGATGGCGACGTCACCGGCGCGTGGGGGGTCCTCGCCGGACGGGCGGGCTGCGAACGGTGGGTTGGGAACCGTTGGCGGCGTCACCGGCGCGTGAGGGGTCCTCGCCGGACGGGCGGACTGCGGACTGGGATTGCGGAACCGAGGCTGCGGTCACCGGCGCAGGCGGGCCGGTGGGAGCGGACCTGCGCGGCCGCAGGCGGGAGGTCGGGGACCTCACCGGCGCGGGGCGGCGGCGTCGGCGGGGCGGGGTCGGCGGCGATCATTTCCGCTCCTGCCACATGGCGGCGTATTCCTCGCGCGCGTGTTCGGCGTCGGAGCGCGCGAAACCCGCGCGCCCGGGGCCGAGCGCCGGCGGCCCGGCCTGGCGCCGCGCGAGGCCGAGCAGGAAGTCGAACACCGCCGGCCGCGCGCCGTGGCCGCTCGCGTTCAGGTCGCGGATGAACGCGGGCGAGGCGTGGTCGAGCAGGAAGCGGTTGACCAGCTCGCGTTCGCCCGCGAAATCCGGGCGCGCCTGCACCGCCTCCACCCACCCACGCACCTCGGCCACCCGCCGGTCGTGCAGGGCGCGGCGGTCCTCGGCCACCGCCGCCGACACCGCCGTGCCGAGGTCGCGCGCGTGGTCGGCGGACAGCCTCGCCGCGCCGGCGAAGGCGCGCAGGTGGTCGAGGGGGATGTGGTCGAGGCCGGCGGCGAGGCGGAGGTCGGCCGCGGCCAGCGCGGCGGCGGCGGCAGGATCCGCGCCGCCCGCCGCGGACGCCGCGCCGGGCTCGGCGCCCCTACCCGGCGCCGGCGCATCGACGCCGGCCGGGGCGGCGCCACCGGCGGGGGCGGGAGTCATGCCGGACCGGGTCCCGGCGGACCGGGTCCCGGCGGATCGCGCCGCCACGGCGGGCGCGACGATCGCCCCCTCCGCCACGCGGGCGCGCGCATCGGCGGGCGCATCCGTGCCCGGGACCGACTCCGGCCCCCCGCCCGTGCCCGACGCGACCGCGCCCTGCGCGGCCCGGTTCGGCAGGACCCGGTCCGCCAGGACCCCCGCCCCCGATGCATGCCGTTGCTGATCGTGATCCGT